TGAAAAGTCTGTTAAAACTCCCGATATATCTTCTGTTAAGAAACCTGATACTACTTCAACAGAAAAACCTGATACTACTTCAACAGAAAAACCTGATACTACTTCAACAGAAAAACCTGATACTACTTCAACAGAAAAATCTGAAACTACTTCAACAGAAAAATCTGAAACTACACCAACAAAAAAACAAAAAGGTGGTAAGAAATCAAGAAAACGTAAAAAGCGAAGGAAGACTAGACGTAAAAGACGTAAACGTAATAAATCTAAAAAAGGTAGAAAGAGTCGTAAAACTAATTAGCTAGTGCATCTTGTTCGTGTTTTTCTTTAAATTTTATAAATCCAATACTTTTTTCTAGATCAAAAGATGTACCTAAATGGTCTTTAGCTATTTCATAAGCTATTTTATTTTTTTCATCTAATGAATCTAAATAGTTGCTTAACAGTGTGGATTTTTTAGGAGTTTTGACAACTTTAAATTTACGAGGCATAATTGATTTGATATATATTATCAATTTAATATTAAATCAATTTTCAGTATATTTAATAAAAAAAAGCAGTTTGTTTTTTAATTTAACATCGGATTTCATCATTATTTTTGTTATGCTTGTATCTATTTCATATTGATTTGTTGAGAGAAATGTTATTAAACTAGGTAATTCATCTACACACATAAGATTTTGTGGATTGTTTATACTTTTAATAGCTAATATACATGTCGGTTCATCGCAACAAGGACTTCTTTCTTTGAATGGAGATAATTTTGGCGGATTTACTCGCTGTACTAATGTGTTTAATGGTCCATTAGGTTTAATATTAATTGTAATAATTTGTTTATAACATTTAAAATGTTGATCTAGAAATGGTTCAACCGATAACAAATACATTATATATTTTGATAATATAAAACTTAAAAAATTGAAGTGACATTTGCGATAATATAAGTTTTACTAATTAGAAAGATACTATGCGTGATCAATCCCAATATACCCCCCAAAATCTTATTGATTCTAAACTAGATGATAGCGATAGAGATAATTCTCATCAAATATATAGATATAAATTTCAACCTAATATAATTGATTTACTTACTAAATTTAGTAAAACTCACCAATATGATCCAAAGAAAATATATAAGGAAGCTTGGGAGATGTTTGTTGAAGAAAACTCTGAAGAACTAGGAAGAGAAGTTATTAGACTTACAGAATTAGGTTATGATGGAGATTGTTTTGATAAAATGTATAAAAGTGCAAGATACTATTTTAGAAAGAAAAAGCTATCTAAAATAGAACCAAAGAAACGAAGGAAATATATTGCATGTGATAGAGATGTATTGGATGCAATGGATGACCATATTAATCAAAATATACAATCAGAGGATTATAAACCATCTGACGGTTATGATAATTTTGTAAACTCTAATCAGCAATTAATTTTGTTAGAAATTAATCGCATGATAGACAATGGATTAAATGATAATAATGCTATTGCAAAAAAAATAAAGAAGACATATAAAAATCGCTATTTTCAGATTATGAGATCTGCTTGATTAATAATAATATCATACAATTTTATATGAGTGAATTATTAAGTCAAGGTGGATATGGATGTGTTTATTATCCTGCACTAACTTGTTCTGGTAAATCCGAATCCTCTAAAAAGCATGTATCTAAGTTACAACGCAAGGATTGGGCAGCACAAAATGAGATTGAAATAGGAAATAAGATTATAACAATTCCTAATTATGAATTATATTTTTTACCTATTACATCATCATGCGATATTAAAATGTCTTCTGTTGATGATAAATTAGTGAAAGATTGTAGAGTAGTACAGAAAAAACCAGATAGTGAGTTTGTTTTAATGAAGATGGACTATTTAGAAAATATATCATTTACTAATTATCTTAAATCATCAGGTGAATCTAATGCACATCTACTATTAAAAGTTATAGAGTCATATAAAAATTTAGCTTCCTCTCTTGGTTTATTAGCTGATCACGATGTAGTACATCATGATTTAAAAATAGATAATATATTGATAGGTGCAGATGATAATTTACCAATAATAATAGATTTTGGGATATCTCTCAATTTTAGTAATGTTACTGTAGATGATGAAAGACTTAATGACTTTTTTTATGTTCATGCAGCAGATTATTATCCTTGGCCATTAGATGTCCACATTATTAATTATATTGTACAGGTAAGATCTGATAGTGATTATGGTCCAATAGTTTATGAAGAATTAAAAGAAATAGCCTTAGATTATTGTAACGGTAATCAAGCCCTAAATATATTTAGTGATGATTTTTTAAAAGCATATAAGGAAAAATGTTTTGTTTATATTAAATCTCTAGTTGGTTTAAGAAATTCTGAGTTATTAAATATGTTATTAAAGAATTATAAAACATGGGATATCTACTCTCTTAGTATAATATATTTGAAATTAATAGGTTACATCTTTGATAATAAATTTCCACATACAGAATTTTTATCCGATTTTGTTGAATTAAATTTAATTAACATATCTCCTAATCCAAACGAGAGATTAGAATGTAAAGAATCTGTTAATTTTATTAATAATATTATTTCAAAAGAAAATTCTTTGCGTGATTTATCAAAAACTATTAAAAGTATAACCGTTGATGAGGATACCTTATCAAAATCTATATTGGAAGGACAAAAATCTATAAATATGAAACAAAAAAAGATATATAATTTTTAATTATCCGATTTACCTTTCCTTTTAGATTTTTTATTTTTTTCAGGTTTTTTTTTAATATTTATTTTTGCAATCTCTATAACATCTTTCAGTGGTTTTCCAGGGTTTGCTTCCAATTGCGTTCGTAAATATTTTATCCAATCTGACATATATAAAATACCAATAAAAAATTCTCTAAACATAGTTAACATATAGTAAATACATTAAATATGATTTTTAAATATAATTACTTTCATATGTAGGCTAATTTTACCTACATATAAAATATCATAATAAAAAATTGAATTTAAAAATAATGATTTTAATATAATAACAACTATAGATAATAATGCCCAAAATAACAGGAGGTGGTAAAGGACATAAAAAACGCGGGAGAAAACATCAAGGAGGTGGCGGTGGTTTCTCCAATAAAACTAGATTCTCAGAAGATCCTCTGGAAATGTATGCAGTGTGTACTAAACAGTATGGTCAAGGTAATGTAGAAGTTACCTGTCATGATAACGTTAGTAGAATGTGTGTAATACGTAAAAAATTCAAAGGTAGAGGTAAGCGAGATAATGCCGTTACTGCTGGTACATGGCTATTAGTAGGCAAGAGGGAATTTGAGGTTAGAGCTGCCGGTAAAAAAGAAAAATGTGATTTACTTGAAGTTTATAGAGATAATGATAAAAGTGTTTTACAGCAACATCAAAGTCATATTAATTGGAGTATATTAAAAGCTCAAGCACCTCAAGGTGATGATGATGGTGATGATGATGATGCATTTGACTTCGTAGATGAACGTACTCAAAAATATGCTGATCTTATGTCTGAAATTATGCCACAGCATAATAAGAAAATTGATACTACAGATAATAATGATCAAGATGATTCATCTACTAGTAATTCATCGGCCGCAAGTTCATTAGGAGGAGCAGCTTTTATGGACGAAGAGATTGATATAGACGATATTTAATCTATAGATTGATTATCTAATTCATCTTTAACATCTTCATTTTCATCTTCATTTTCATCTTCATTTTCATCTTCATTTTCATCATTACTCTCTAGATCACGAATACTAGCTAATATAGCCTGTTCCATTTGTCTTTCTTCTTCACTTGCTAATAAAGAATCAATATATGAATGAGGTACAGAAGTTCTGGGGTTAGGTTGTTGATATAAACGGGATCTGGTATTAGTAGGATTATATGCATGTCTTAATGATTGTATTAATGGTTGTACATTATTAACCTCTTCATCATTCTCTTCATCATTCTCTTCATCATTCTCTTCATCATTCTCTTCATCTGTATAAAATTTTTCTTTTACCTCTTTAGATTTTAATTCAAATCTACAAATAGGACACTCATTTTTCTCTTCTTTTAACCATTTTTCAATCCCTTCTGGTGTAAATACATGTCCACATGGTAATTCTATTACCTCGCTATCATCTTCAAAATCTAAATAATATATTGGACATGATTCATTAGTTTTACTACTATTTTTATATAAAACTTTTTTTAATTGTTCTTCACCTTCTTCTGATAAAACCTTTTTATATTTAGGTTTTTGATTAAAACTATGCATTAATAATCGTTCTATACTGTTTCTTGATGATCGTCTACGTCTTATATTAAATGTCTGAGGATTTAATATTAATTGTGTTAGATTATTTATAAACATTTCAGCACTCATATTACCATTATCGGGACGAATAGATTCCAGATATTCTTGTTCTTGTTCTTCTTGTTCTTCTTGTTCTTCTTCTTGTTCTTCTTCTTGTTCTTCTTGATCTTGATTAGATGAAGATATAGTTACTGGAGGTGGATAATAATATGATCTGCGACCAGTAAAACGGGGATTATTAAATAGATCTATAAAAATGTCACTAACATTTTCTTCAGTAATTATTATATTATCAGATAATGTATTATATGAAGAATCTACATTCTCTACATTCTCTTCATTATCTTCATCGTCACCATTATTATTATTAGAATTCATTTGTTATATGTATATTTATATTCTATATTATTTATTACATTTTTTTTAATCATTTAAAAGTTGAATGATTAAAAAAATTACAGCATCCGGGAATTGAACCCGGGGCACTTCCTTGGAAGGGAAATATGTTACCATTACACCAATGCTGTTGACTTATATTATATCAATAAAAAATTTATATTTTATATTTTATAATTTATAATTAAACAATTGCACTATTAGACTCAGGGCTAAAGATTTTATAACGAGGATGATCTAATACCTCCATAAGCTGACTCATTGGTGTACACTCACGTAGACCATCAATTCCTTTGTCACAGAAGATATTTAGTAGAGATGGACTGAATCCAGAGAACATTGTCGCATTTTTCTGACTGCTTAGACTAGGAAATCCTGTAGTAGAACGGAGATTCCAGAAGAGGATATGAGGTACTTTTGTATAGCCATAAGCAGCATACATCTTTTCTATGTGTTCCCACATACTATCAGTAAGACTCTCATTACCCTGGTAATCAATCTGCATATCTGAGAAGACAGCAAGGACTAGATCACCTACCTGATCACTAGTAAGCTTAGCATTAACACTTGCGTCTAGCATAAGCTTCAGAGCAGCAGTGAAATTTGTATTCATACCCCAATCATTTATTCCGCGAATAGTTTGTACATCTCTACAAAAGTTATCATCCTCCGGAAGCTGACACCATCTAGGTGTAGCTGAGAATGACATTACTCGCTTTCCTAGTGATGATTTCTCTGCTACACGAAGACCCAAGCCTATAGCAGCATTCATTGGATCTCCATCCATACTACCAGACGTGTCTACCATGGCAATAATATTTCCTAGATTACCAATTTTATCTTCACCATCCTTCCACTGAAGATTGATACGATCTACCTCAGATTGATCACTAGGGCGATAAGCTTGTTTAACAAGATCATTAAGTCCAACTCGTGATCCCTTGACAGTCTCACCATTCTTTACTTTACTAGCTAGCCAATCTTCATAGTTAGCAGCAGCCTGAATACGATCCTCATCTGTACTACGCTGCTCACCAGTCTTAGTTTTATTACGAAATGCTTTACTACTACGAGAAAGTGTTACAGATGTAACATTTTTATCATAATCAATTTCACTCCATGTATTACCGCACATATTGACCTGTGGGGTTTTAAGAGCTCTATTAAGAGAAGCAATTAGAGTACGATAACTACCATATGCCTTACGCTTAGCCCCTTCCAAAGCAGTAGGATTATTAGCAGTTTCTAGATAACAAGAATAATAATCCTTTGCTAGAGGTCCAAACATTTCTCCAAATTTACTCTTAGCACGTGGCACCCAACGACCAACTAATGACTCTGGTGCTTTTCCCTCATTAAGAAGAGCATGATCCTTATGTACTTGGTCATTAATAAGTTTAATCATAAAGTTACTTGTCTCTTGAGACCAAGTAAACTCACACCACATATATTTAATATCTTTCCAAGAACCGTAAGGGTGTACATCCATTTTTGTCTCACCTTCGGTATCTTGAGTAAGTGGATGAACACTGTAATAAATCATTTTTCTAGCAGTATCTCCTAGTCCTGCTTTATCAAAAGCATTAATAAGATACCATCCAAGCCGATATTCGCCTTTACCAGCAACAATATCACGAGTTTGAACCGCCATTTTCTGAAGAGTCCAAATTAGCTTTGCATCGTGTGTATTTGATGATGCATAAACTCTAGATACTAAATTTTGATAGCGACGCCCTAGTCTTTCCATCGTACTTTTATCACTAGTACGAGTTAGTTGAAAGAATACTTGAAGAATCTCTTCCTTCAATTCGTGTGACCAACCATATTCAGAATGCATGTTTTCTCCAAGTTGTTTGGGAGTGTAATTGTCAAGTGCTGCTGTTAGAGAACTCATTGTGTGTGTTTTAGTTTGTTGATCAATCTTTAAGTGCTTTACGCTTTGTCTTTTTGTGACGGGAATGATTAGAAGTGTTAAAATAAACCTTCTTTGTTTTATTCTGATTCAATTTTTCGGTATATTCATAATAAACTAGAAATATGCTATTTAAATCATCAAACATTTCAATAGTATCATGGAAACTAATATCTTTTAATTCTCTCAAATAGTCTAAAAATCTGTATTCCTTCTCTTCTAAAACATATCCCTTAATTTCCGAAGGTTTTAAATCTATATTATGTTTTATTAAAGAAATTAATTTATAATTTATCCCTTCATCTTTTTTCTTCTTTTTTATTAGATTTAATAACTCTATTTTTTTTAATAAGTTATCATTTTGTAAAGTATATTTATCTTCTTTTACTTTATCTAAGACACAATTCTTATTAACATATAAACTAAATACTTTAATTGCTGTTACTTTATCTTGATAAAATCGCTCATATACCTTTTCTTTATTTTCAAATTCATTAATCCATTCAGTTTCTAGTTCTTCCATTAATATAAAAAAATATAACTATACATTTTTTTAAACTAATTAATAATCATCACTATAATATTCATCATCATCACTATATCCAATATCGTAATGACCATCATCTTCTGCTATTTTCTTTAACCATTCTTCATGATGTACATGATCATCCCATTCCCAACTGTATATATAGTTGTCATTTGGATACATCCAATCATTCCATTCTTTATATTCTTTTTCTTTCCGTGCTAAAGCTAGTTCTGCTGCTCGTTTTTTTCTATACTCTTCGCGTGCCATAAATTCTAAATGTTCTTTAGTTGGATCACCATGTTCATGTTCTATTCTTTTGGTTTGTTTATTATATGATAATCTTATCCATCCAGGTTTTACTGGTTCTCGTGGAGGTGGCGGTGGTGGTGGTGAGCTTTCTGTTTCTTCTACTATATTTTTCCATTTGGTAGTTGGTTTATTTTCTTCTTCAGTATCATCTGTTTTAGAAATTGTTTTAACTACATTTCCTGCTATATCTGGAAAATCACCTTCTTGTTCTTTGAAATTTTGGGCTACTGCGGTCTTGAATGCTGGTTTTTCTTTTGGTAACATTCTAGTAACATGTTTATTTCGTGATCCTGGAGCAACATACTTATTACCCTTAGATGTTTCTATTGTTGGTTCTATTCCTGGTAATGGCATTGTGCCCGTCATATTTGCAATAGGTCTTGCTTTATTTGCATCTTTAGATTTTCTATTTCTAAAGTTAGTACCTGATGAGTTACTAGCTTCATCATCACTCTTTAAAGAATCAAATCTACTATTTTTTTTGTTTTTATAAGAGTTTGTGTTAGGTCTTTTTTTAAATTTAATACTAGAATCACTAGCTTCATCATCATTTAAAGAATCAAATCTGCTATTTTTTTTGTTTTTATAAGAGGTTGTATTTGTATTTTTTGTTTTAATACTAGAATCATTTGCTTCATCACCCTTTAATGAATTGAATTTACTATTTTTATTTTGTGTATTTTTAAATTTACTCTTATGTTTATTTTTGTCATCTTTGCCCTTTAAGGAATCAAATCTACTCATCTTAGTCGTGTGTGTGTGTTATATGTACACTTATATACGTAATATGTTTAAATTATTTAAACAAATATTCAACTTCAATTTTTTTATAAACAGTTCGCGGTTTATTTATACATGTATAACAGATTTAAAGCTACAATCATATAATTATTTGTAGTTCGCTAAGCAACCATAATTTCCTACCAGCTAACTCTAAACTTAACTCGCTTAATAGTAAATGTTCATATCTAAATATAGAATCATAGAATAATACAGGAAATTGCATCACAGTCTCTAGGAGTCTGTATTTTTTTTTAGTGAACTCATTTTTCAGTGCATTTTGCAAAAAATTGAAATACTTTTTGCTCAATTCAGTGAGAGTATCAACAAACTCCTCGTGACTCTCAGACGTCTTACTACAAACCAAAACATCATGTCTTCAACAACTGTTCAGCATTTTGACCTTTCCACCTTCAAGGCTAGTGAGCCTTCCATCTGCATCCCTCGTGTGTTCTCCAACATCACGAAGGCGCGTGTAGAGGCTATCTTCAACAACCTTGGGTTTGGGGAGATTGAGCGTGTGGATATGGTACAGAAGAGCAACGCTAAGGGTGACAAGTACCAGCGTGTCTTCATCCACTTCAAGGAGTGGTCTGATGATGACCAGACCACTCAGGCTCGCCAGATGCTCCTTTCGGACCAGGAAGTCAAGGTTGTCTATGACGATCCTTGGTATTGGAAGCTCTCCGCCTCCAAGAGCGTGCGACCTGAGAATCGTACTCAGCGTCAGCGCCGGCCTGCACCATTCCTTGACTTCACTACTAGTTCTGCTGGAACTAAGGAAGAGGGTGAATGCTGATTCGGTCTAGCGTTATAAAATTCGTAAGTTAGCCATATAAGTAGAGGCTTAGTATCTACTAAAACACAAAAAAATTAAAAAAACACAAAAAAAAATAAAAATAACATCCCTACATTTTGGTAATAAGGAAAATTTCCTTTCCCTTTAAGGGTTTTTTTTGTAGTTGATTTTTTTCTTTTCTTTAATTAATGGGATCGTGTTTATCAATTAGTATCGCGCTAGCTTCAATTCATGAAAATAATATATGTATTCGCTGTAGAAAAACTCTTACAAATGAGAATAATAAATATATACAGTTTAAAAAAATGTATATGTGTTTGGATTGTAACGAATTTATTATTTCAACTTCATAATTGAACAAATTATGTATTTATAAAATGGTTATAAATACATATAATAAATTATATATAACATGTCTATAACTGTAGATCTTACTTGCTTTAGTTTTAGTTGTAGTGATTTGAATAAACAACAAAGAGAAAATATAAATTTTACTAATAAAATTAGGTTGCCGCCATCTGTTTTAAATACTCTGATGAATGATAATGGAGAGAACTCATTAGAATTCCCCCTTTTTTTTTCTGTTAAAAATAAACTTACATCTTATTCAACTGTATGTGCTGTTCATGAATTTTCTGCTCCAGAAGGTGTATGTAATATTCCTTTTCATATTATGCAAGATCTTTCGGTAAATGAAGGTGAGGAAATTGAAATACAGTTAGCTTGTTTAGTGAGTGGTTCTTATATTAAAATTCGTCCTCATAAAACTAAATTTATAGAATTATCTGATCCTAAAGCTGTATTAGAAAAATATTTAAGTCTAGACTATCCTGTAGTTACAAAAGGTCATACTATAGTAATTAATTATAAAGATATAGATGAACAATTTTATATTGATATCGTGGATTGTGAACCTGCTGATACTATAAAAATTATTAACACCGATGTTAATGTGGATTTTGATACTCCGTTAGATTATGTAGAACCTAAACCTAAGAAACTAGAAACTAATTCTCTTGAGAATACTAAAATTGATTCCAATAATAATCAATTAATTAATGATTTTAGGAAAACAAATAGTAATACATTTATACCATTTTCTGGAACTGGTAGACGATTAGGTTCTGAATAATCTATATCTATATAATATACATATAGATGACTGATTATACAAAGTTAATTGAATCTAATTATAGTGATGAAAATGGAAAAAATGATGTAGAACATATAGTTGATGATATAACTAAACATATACTAATAACCGGTATTTATGATATGACTTCAGGAATTGATTTAGCAGATCAATATTGTAAAAATTTAAAAGGTGATGGATCAAAAGAAATATGTGGCACAGGTAATTATAATAAATTGAATAAGGTTATTTCCTCATTACCTATTTATTTTTTGATAGCTCATTCAACTGTTGATATACCGTTATTAAGAACCGATATGAATAATGGTAATGGTAAATTATCCTTTAATGATACTGATGTATATCAAAAACTTCCTGTGACTGATTCATTAAGTACATCTAAGTATTTAATTAATACAACTACTTCTGGTGGTTGGGGATTACTAGATGCAGACGCTGTATGTATACCAAGTGATCATATTTTACGAGAACCAGCAACAAATATAAAAAGGTATTTTTTCAAGCCTGCTACAAAAGACCCAGACTTCAATTGTGAAGATAGAATTGGTCTATATGCAAAATCTTCTGATGATGATGATGCTGAAGAAATAATGACTAAAAAATATCCTCCATTATTTAATTTACCTGGTACCAATTATATTGATAAAATTCATCAATTTGGTGGTGATAAACTTACAGGAGGTGGATTTGGTATAATTAAATTAGATAATCCTAGTAATACAACAGCACAGGAAGTAGTAGAACAATGGCAAGAACAAAAAGAAGAAGAAGATGATTATAATGAGAGGGATTTTGAAAATAATGTATATTTTTTAACTGATAAAGGAGGTAACATAAGTAGCGAAGATAATGTTCAAAATGATAATAAAGGGGTAACAGCCAATGATGTAGCTATATGGAATCTTTTGAAAGAGAATTGGAAGTTTGATGATTATGTAAATGAAGATGGTACGTCATCCAGTATGGGAGCATCAAATGTTAAAATTAGTGATATTATTAAATTAGGTGGACCAGGTATATATATATCTTTATCCTGTAGTGAGTATTATTTTTCAGTTAATGGAGAAAAATATGAATTGGAATTAGGGTCAGATAGTCCTGATCTGAAATTAGTACGTGAAATAACTGGTTCTTTAGGTTTTGTTGGTGCTATAAATAGAATTAACTGGGATAGTTTTACTGGTGTTATGAATTTCAATCCTGGTGTAAACACTCTGGGTTCTGCTAATCCTGGTACTGCATCTATGCAAGTTCCGTCACATATTAAAGGTGGACAAAAACGTACTAGGAAGATTAGGAAACTTAAGGATAAAAAAACGTATAAAAAAAAATATCACAAGAAAGGTCTAACTAAAAAGAATAGGAAATATAAGAGACAATCACGTAAGAAATAATGATTTTATTATTAAAACTAATTAATAATAACATCTCTATTTATAATAAATGAAAATTAACAAACTATCTGACTCTAAATACGAAATTTCTGGTTTGATTAGACCTAATATAATTAGAGATATATGTGAACTATTCAATATTTCTACTTTAATTAAATCAGATGAAATTGTACTTAATGATGTTAATTCAGTTGTTACATATAGAAATTGGGAAAAAGATAATCATCCTTTAATTGATTATATTTCATCTGAAAAAATATTTGATAACTTTGCCGCTATATCATTATATTTAGAGAAGTTAGGTATGCAATTATCTCATTTAGATCCTACACATATACTAGTGGTAAATTCTTCTATATTTATTCCTATAAACCTAGATGATTTATATATAATTAAAAAGTCATCTATAACAGTTCATAATATGTATGACAAAAATAATCCATATTTATCATTAGAATTAAAAAATAATACTAAAATCCCTTTCACTGTTAATTATAAATGTTTTTATTCTAGTTTAGCGTTATTAGTCTATGATAAGTTAATAGGATTAAAAAAAGGGTCTCATTATAATGAAGATTTACTAGTTATTTATGGAT